ACGCTCCAGTTCCTGCAGGATCATCATTAGAAATAATAAGTGGATCAAAAATAATTATGGAGTCAAGTGATGTCCTGCGAGTAAGGTCAGGGACAGCAACTGCTTTAGATGTAGCTGTAAGTTATCTAGAACAGACTTAAGGAGGTATAACAAATGGCTTTATCTCAAGTTCAATTAGAAAGACTACACACATCAGTTACTGATAAGATTGGTGAAAGAAAAAATTTAATAATTAACGGAGCTATGAAAGTAGCTCAACGTGGCAATGTATCTTCAGTTCAAAATGGCTATGGAGGTGCTGATAGATTTAGTTTTAGGAGTAGTGGTGCTGTTGTTGTAACACTTAGACAACAAGGAACTGGAAATTCACCCACTGATCAAGGATTTGGTTTCTGTCAACAATTTGATGTAACAACAGCAGATTCTTCTCTAGCTGCTACTGATTTTGCCAGAATTCAATACAGATTTGAAGGTCAAGACTTACAGCTATTAAAAAAAGGTACATCAAATGCAGAACAAGTTACTTTATCTTTTTTTGTAAAATCACCAAAAACAGGAACTCATATCGTAGAACTTGTAGATCAAGGAAACAGCCGTGCTGTGAGTTTATCTTATACTGTTTCTTCTGCAAATACTTATGAGAAGAAAACTCTTACTTTCCCTGCAGATACAACAGGTACAATTACCAATGATAATGCAAGAAGAATGGATTTGAATTGGTATTTAGCTGCTGGTTCTAATCTTACAAGTGGAACTTTACAAACGACTTGGGCTAGTACTACTGATGCTAATCGTGCAGTAGGACAAGTCAATTGTGTAGATAGTACAGATAATAATTTTTTTATTACAGGAGTTCAGTTAGAATTAGGAACCGTGGCAACAGATTTTGAGCATAGATTATTTCCAGAAGATCTTGCTTTATGTCAAAGGTACTGTTGTAAATGGGATACTGCTGGTGCAACTACTAATAATCACTCAAGATTTCCAACTGCATATAATCAAAATAGTTCATCAGCAATGATGTTCTTAACTCACCCTGTGCCAATGAGAGTCACAGATGGTAGAACAATAACTCATAACATTGGTGTAGTAGAAATATTGACACCTGGTAATAATACAAGCAGCCTTACATTAAGTGGTGATGGATCTTCTAATATGATTTCAGCAGTAAGTCTAAACTCAATAGGTTCGGTAACTCAACATGCTTTATGTGCACCTAGAGTCGGTTCTGGTCAAACAGATTGGTACATTATTATTGCTTGCGAATTATGAACATTACAAAAGTTACTCAAATAATTACATCACAAGAATCAGATGATATTAAAAGTCTGGTAATTCTTTATGATAATGGAGTACAATTTTCATTCCCTGATACTGATAAAGACAAATTAAATAATCAGCAACAGTGGGATGAAATACAAGCTTGGGTTGCAAAAGGAAATACTATTACAGTTCCTGATACAAGTCTTACTTGGGATGATATTAGATGGACAAGAGATCAAATATTAAAAGATACAGATTGGACAATGACATCTGGTGCAACTGTAGATCAAGCTCAGTGGGCTGCATATAGACAAGTTATCAGAGATATTCCTCAAACTTATAAAGACAAAACTCCTGATGATGTTGTCTGGCCAACACAACCATCGACAGCTGGTCCTAATACATAATCTAGAAGATTACTCCCTGTAAAATAAGAACAGAAAAAGAATATTGTAGTTAAACAGTCATGCCATATATTGGAAATGACATAAGGGCAAATGTAGATTACAAAACTATAGATGATATATCAGGTAGTTTTAATGGTAGCACTACATCTTTCGCTCTACAGGTAGGAGGTGTAGCACCTACTCCTTTTCCAAAGTACGAAACTCAGTTAATAATATCTGTCGGTGGTGTAATCCAGGAACCAGATTCTTCTGGCTCAACAGGATTCCAACTATCAGGAACAAATATAGTTTTTAGTTCTGCTCCTGCAGCAGGGGAAGTATTCTTTGGAGTGTTACTTGCCAGTGCAGATTATCTAAATGCTGGCGGAACATTTCCTGATGGAACAGTTGCAGTTCCTTCTATCACATTTACTGAAGATACAGATACTGGTTTCTTCAGGGTAAGTTCTGGACAGATTGGTATTGTTGCTAACGGAACGAAGATTGCTCAGTTCCCAACCAATACAGGTAGTTCAGGCCAGCTATTATCTACAGATGGAGCTGGTGTACTTTCTTATGTTGATGCACCATCTGGAGCAACTGGTGGTGGGTCTGACAAGGTGATAATTGAGAATGGAACAACAATAACAACTAACTACACAATCGGAACTTCATTCGGAGCCACCTGCAACGCTGGTAGCTTTGGACCTATTACAATTAATGCAGGTATTACGCTGACTATACCTAGCGGTTCAGTCTATACGGTGGTTTAAATTATGCCTATTGGAATTAACGGATCAGGAACAATAACAGGAGTCTCGGTAGGAGGATTACCAGACGGAATAGTTGATACAGATATGATTGCTGCTGCAGCAGTGACAGCACCTAAAAGAGGACCTTCTGCAATACTACAAATAGTTCAAAATGTTACAACTACTAGACTTTCAACTACTTCCACCACTTATGTTGCTTCTCCTCATACTGTAACTATCACACCAGTAGCAGCTAACAGTAAAATTTTATTAAGTTTTTCTGGTTGCGTCAATTCCAATGGAGATAATCACCGTGCAT